TATTTGTTGTAGAATTATTATATCTATCAATCAAATACTGAAAGTAATCGTTGTCATCACCAAATTCAACCCAATTGTCTCTTTTAGATTCAACTGTAGTTGGTGGTTTATGCGATTCAAAATTAAAAATCTGAATATTACTCATAGAATATTATGTTTTGAGTGCTTTCTACGTATTCGCCATTATTAACCGAATAAGTTGCAATCGTTTGATTTGTGCAAAATACTTTATCACGATAAACTAAGTCTTCTCCATACTTGATTGTCATATCATAGAAATGACCTTCTTCTAATGTTAAGATCTTAGAAAATGTTGAATAATATGATGAAGTCGTTGTTGTAATTGAATATGTAGTAGAAACATTTGTCGATTCGTTTCTTAAAATTAAAGAAGTTCCACTACTTTTTCTAGTAGGGATAAATCTTACTGTCTGCGCAGTTCCTATTTCTTTTAATACTATCACATTCTATAAACGTAAAAAAATATGGTTTGTTTTTAAATGGAAAGAGGGACAATCAAGTCCCCCTTTCAAAACACACAAAAAACAATCTACTAAGACCCAGTTACTACTGTAAATCCAGCACTTGTAAGTGAAGCCCCTAAGAAGTTTGCAGGTACTGGCTCTTGACCAGTTAATACTAATGTATAACCTGAAAGATCTCCCATTGCCGCACCAGTAACGATTGTTCCTCCAGTTACTTCACAACCATGTTGTAAACCAGCATAGAAGAAATTGCCATTAGTGTCTTCAACAATTACTTGAGGACGACCGTATGCCAACAATTTAACTTGCTTGTGGTCTGCAATTGATAATTTTTTCAAAGTCAAGTTAATAACTTGCTCGAAGAATGTTGTTCCGTTCTCACGGCTAGATGTAATTGTTTGCTCGAAAGATGAATTTCCTTTTACCTCATACTTATAAGCTGAAGGAGTTCCTGCTACGCTATCAATTACATCAGTATCGGTTCCATCATATGTGTAACCTGTCGCATCTCCCCAGTTAACAAAGTAGACAGCCTTTAAGCCACCGGTACTCGTTTTGCAAGGTTCGATACGTCCTAATGAAATATCACAAGCCATTTTGTTTGTATTTAAAAAGTTAAAAATTAGCACCCCGAATTAACGAGGTGCTTTTTCTTTTAGCTATTAGTTAGCTGAGTTAGTGATTCCGTAAGTAACGATATCTTCAACGATTCCGTACTGAACACCAGCAGTTAATCGCATAACAACACGTACGTTTTGAGAACCGTCGATGTCAGCCATATCAATAACTTTAACTTCTGTCATGTCAGTCATTAAGCCTGTACCGAAGTATAAGTTATCTTTTAATGTAGCACAAGCAGTGTTAGAAGCTAAACCGTTTGCAACAAAGATCTTAACGCCATCGAATGATAATGAACCATTGTTGTACCATTGAGTTCCTTGAGCGTTTGTACCGTTAGCGCCTAAACCTGAAGCACCAAATCCACCTAATGCACGAACATAAGCACGAGCGATGTTTTGTGAAACGTAGATGTAAAGGTTTTCGTTAGTGTAAAGAGTTGAAGGAATAGCATCAACGATTTTGCCTAATTCAGCAACAACGTTAGAAGCTGTTACAGTTGTACCAGCAACTTCGTTTGCAGTTGGAAGTGCAGCATCAGCAGCTAACAATGTCATAATACCATTGAATTCACCAGCGTTAGCAGTAACACCAGTCCAGATGTTAGTTTCGTTCTTTGCAGCAACTTTAGCAGCAACGTGAGCTACTAAGAAATCAGCGAAAGATTTTGGAAGAACATCAAATGCAGAATATCCTTGTTGTGCCGATAACCAGTCGCTGTGGAAATCTTTTTTGCACAATTGAAGGTTAACTTGAAACTCTTCTGGTTGTAAAATACGCTCAGTTAAAGTTACAGTTGAAGTAGCAGTAAAATCACAAGTAGCATCTTTTAAGATTGCATCAGTAGCGATTTTCTTGATAACCTCTTTGTACTTTACATTAGGCTTGATCTCAATACCACCGTTGTCGATAGTTGGAGAAGATAATAATGCTGCTGCGATGATTTTATCTTTAAACTCACCCGCATAAGTTGTTGTGATTGACGTTGTAGTTGCCATTTCTTGATTTAATTAATTTAGTTGAATAATATTTTATAAACTGAATCCTGAATGTTCTTAGCGCGGTTCTTAGCGTACTTAAAACCTTCTGGCTTAACACCAGCTTCAGGGTTAAATGAGATTGCTTCTGAAGCTTCTTCTTCTGAAGACAATTGTACTTCTTCTTCTTTTTGTTGAGCAGCTAATTTTAATGATTCGATCTCTGCTTTTAACTCAGCGATTTGTGCTTCAAAGAAAGTCTCTTTTGAAACTGATTCAACAATACGCTTAGGAGTTGGAGCAGCAGGTTCAGCCTCTAATTCAGGAGCAACTGCTTCTTCTGGTGCCGCTTCGTTTTCTGGTCCTACTTCTTCTTGCATAGGTCCAATTGCTGCAATAACACCTTCAACTTCTACGGTTACTGTGTTACCATCTTCTAATTCGTACTGACCTACAGGCATAGGTACGATTCCGTCTGGCGTTACAATGCCAATTGAGTATTCAGGCTCAAACGCTTCAGCTTCAACGACAGTGATACCGTCTTCTAGCTTCATCTGAGCAAGCTTTACCTCAACAGACAATAAAGCCTTGATCTGGTTTAACTTGTTTTTGTATTTCATTTTATTAATTGTTTACTGTTTAAAAATTGTACTTTTTACGATAAGCCAATGTAACATCTGCTTCTTTTAATAAAGCATTATAGTTTGGATCTGTATCTGTAGCCATGCCAATATTTTCATAAGCTTGATTTATTTTTTCCAAAACTTTCATTGATTCTTTAAACACCATTAATGCTTTCTGGCCGTTTACTGATACTTTATCATACAAAGCATTTGCTTTATCTCCGTCAGATTTTATTGCATCATTAAAACTTTTTAATAATTTTAGTAACGATTGAGCATCTTGCGTTAATCCTAATTCAACCTTTTGGGATTCTAATTCAACTTTATCTTCTACAAAAAGCTTATTAAATACTTTCTTATCTGTATTCATTTTATTTATTATTTAGTTTAGCTTCCAGATCCTACTGTGCGAGGCTCATTTGTATTAATTACTAATGAAGTTGCTTGACCAACTAAAGCACCAATGCCCTGATTGATTTCTTCTCCTTTGCAACACTCCTTTGAGTATGTGCCATCTTCACAAAGACAAGCCTCCTTGTTGCTTGCTTGTGGACTTGTTTTTTTATTTGCCATCTTCTAAAATATTTATGATTTGATTTATTAATTCCTCATCTTCTATATCTTGGATTGACATTTCTAATTTGTCTGCAAAGTATCCTTCAATTGAAAAGCCTTTATATTTACCTTCCTTTGCATCTTTCCAAACTTTGTCATCTTCTATTTTCATAGAGATCATCCAAGTTCCTTTTGGTAATTCAAATCCGTATGCTTTTGATTTATCCATTTCTGGGTTATCAATAATCCAAGACTCTACGACAGTTGCACCATCGAATTTAGTCTTATGATCTAGCGTAGCATTTGATTGATTTCCTTTTTGTAAGAATAACTCACTTGCTTTCTTAACTGTATTTTCAGAAAAGAATACATAGAATTCATCTTTACCATTCTTACGATAGATTTGCTTGTTAGGAATTAATGCCGCACCCATTAAGATGCGCTTCTCAGCATCAACTTCAGCCAAATCCATCTTATACTCTTTTGCTAAAGCAATAAAGTTTTCTTCAATTGCTGGAGCATCTACTAAGCTAACGGCATCAATGCCATCAAGATCCTTTTCAATTACTAATTCTACAATTCTCATATCGCATAAACGTTTAAAAATTATCCTTGTTTTATTTTCACTATCCTAAACTTGCACTTTTAACGATATTTCTATCTAGTGCTTGTTGAGTAGTTACATCTTGAGATACAACATAAGCTTTAATTGGAGCCGACGATTGTACTGTTTTAGCAACTTGATTTGCAGTAGCAGGGCTAGTACCTACAACATTAAACATTGGAGCTCTTGGCGATTCAGCAGCAGGAGCAGATCCTCCACCTCCACCATTTGGAGTTTGTACATCGATAATGCTTTGTACGTTTTTCAAACCAGATGCAATAGCCAAACCTGCTGCAAGAGCTGCTCTAAATGGAGCATCAGGAGTAGGTATTGCTAATTGAGAAGCGTAAGCTTGTTGAGCAGCCAAATAAGTTGAAATAGTAGTTGATGCAATAGCAGCAGCCTTTCCTTCATCAGTAGATTCTCCTAACAAATTTGATGCTTGACTTAACATTTGAGCATAAGCGCCATATTGTTGATTTCTTGCAATTGCTTTTTGTTTTTCAATTTCTTCTTCTGCTGCAGCATTATCTTTTGCATTCTGAAGACTTTTGTCCATTGCATTTTTAACTACTTCATTAGTATTTAATGCAGTTGACTTTACAATTTCAGCTTTACCGTTTTCAAAGTGTCTTTTAAGATCTTGTTCCTTTTCATAGTTTTCAAATTGGACTTCACCTTGTCTTTGAATCTCTTCATTAAAATCATCAGCCTCCTTTTGTCTTCTTGCTGCAGCTTTATCAGATCTTTCTTTCGCTAACGCATCTTGCTTTTCTTTATCTGCCTTTGCTCTTTCAGCATCTATCTTAGCAAGTTTACGACTAAGTTCTTTTGCTAGTGCAACTTGGTCTGCATTATCTTCTTTTAAAGCTTCATAGTATTCATTCTTAGCTTCTATCTTTTGCTTGGTATATTCATCAATTTGAGTACCATGTTCTTTTAAGAATTTAGCATTAGATGTGAGAGCTTTCTCTGCATCTTTCTGCATCTTTTCCATAGCTCTACTAGCCTCAGTTGTAACTCCAATGAAATCAGTAAATGAATCATAAAGACCTCCTACAACCGTTCCTATTGAAGCCAAACCAGGAACTAACTTTAATGCAGCATTTTTTAACTTATCAAAGTTTGCAATCAATAAGCCAACACCAATTACTAAAGCACCAATACCTGTTGAAATTAAAGCAGCACGTAGTACCTTTAATCCAGTTGATGTTGCATTGTTAATAAAATTATATGCAGTTTGAAATATAGTCAAACTTTTAATTGCTGCACCTAATTGTCTTACGCTATTCGCTCCTTCTCGCATTGCTGCAAAACCTTGAGTAATAGCAAGTGCTGATTGTACTTTTAGGATAGCTGCCTCTACACTTTTATTTTCTTTACCGAAGATAGCCATTGCTCCTTGAGTAGCAGCAAAAGCCCCTGAAACATATTCAAGTGAACCTCCTAATTTTTGAGTTAAAGTAGTTGCTGCAGAGTCAACAGCTAAATCTGTTTGAATTTGTGTCTTACGGTAATTACCTACAACAGTCAATAATGCTTGGAACTCTTTACTTCCTTGTTTTCCAGCTAAAGATAGTTCGTATAGTCTATCTTCTGCTTCTCCCATTCTTGCAGTTAGTGGCTTAAGATCCCCATATACTTCTTCAAATGTTGCATCTAGGTTAATAGATGTGTTGTTAAGATCTTCAAATGATTGCTCTAAACCTTCTACAGCTTTTTTAGAGGTTTTAATTTGACCAGTTAAATCTTTTAAATGGCTTTCTGTTTCTTGTACATTGTCTCTAATTACGAGATCTACTATTTTCTTTTCCGCCATTTTATTTCTCTTTGAACTTGTTTAAAAAATCCTGTAAATGTTTTTGGATATTCATATTTTCCTTTTGCGATTTCAATGTTTTCGCTTTGTCCAAAATGATCTAATCCATTTAATAATAACATTATGTGCTTTATCATACGTCTCTAAAATCTGTTAACAATTCAAGACTTACTTCACCTGTAGTAAGATCAGTTGTAAATGTATTAATAGTGTAACGTTTATCTCTGATAATTACACGATCATTTACTTTTATTTGAGAAAGCAAACTAGTAGGAAACATTGCTTTCATTTTAAATATCCTAGACTTATCACTAAATATGTTATCTAAATATGACGAATAATAGTTTGCATATAGCGATTCTTCTTCAACATTTCCAGTGTATGTAGATTGTTCTGCTCCAAAGTTTAGCGTATAATTTACCGAACTAATTGAAGTATCTTGACCAAATATATTTGCAACCGTATGGTTAGTCGTTGAGATTCCATCATTAAAATGATATTGCGACACAGTTTGAGTTGAGCCGTAATCGTACAAAATAACTGGCTTTGGAATATAAGGAATATAACTAGGCTTTAATGCATAACCTACTTGCATATTAGTACCTGTGAACTTATTATGCAATAGAGTTTCAAATGGTAATTCAATAGTGTATTCTTGGCCATCATTCTCTAATTCGTAGTACAAGTCACCATAAGGAACCTTAGATCTTGACATGTACTCTACATTCAAAAATGATTCTGCTTCTTGATATTTAAAGTTTACCTTTTTGTAAGCCTTGCTTCTCTCAATATCAAATTCATCACCTATGATATAAGTTGTAATGTCACGAGTTGTTCCATTAGTATACCAATCCTCAAGTTGCTCTATCTTAAATACTCCACTAACCTCGGAATAGCATGTTAAATTAAACATCTTTAATATTCCACTAAAGAACTCTTCTATTGTCATCTCAGGCATGTACTGTGCAAGATCCAATGTAGTTGTTGTAGTTTGCGTAGTGCTTTGAGTAACAGTCAAATCAGTCATCTTAGTATAAGTGCTACCATCTAATCTACCTGTTTCGTAATAGTAAACAGATGTAAATGAGATTGCAGCAGTAGATGCAATATAAAACGTATAAGCTCCAGATTCCTCTAATGGTAATTCCAAATACATTGGAGATGTCTGAGTCAAATAGCTTTGTGTGTTTATTACAACACCATCCTTATAAAGATAAAAGTAAAATAATTGAGCATCTTGTCCAACCGATGGCACACTAAATGTAATAGTGATGTTTGATTGTGCTTGATATTCTGGAGCAGTTGGCTTTACATAGTTAAGTGTATCGCTAAATACATTAAAAATACCTTGAGTTCCTGTTGTTGAAGTATTAGTTTGAAAGTTTAATTTGTTTGCAACTGTCTTTAACTCAAATGTTTCACTATTTTTTAGCCACAAAAATGCACGAGTAAATCTTGCATCACTTAAAAATGCACCATCAAATGTTACACCTAAACTTGAGGCAATTGCATCAAATACTTTGCTAACTCTAATTGCAGGAAATAAATCAGAATAGTAAATTGGATGCGTATTTTTCTTAATATCCCAATTGTCTTTTGTTGTTCCGTTTGTGTTATATGTCCAAACGTTCAAAGAAGATATTAATGGAAACATTACATCGTTACCTGCTCCACCAATTACACGATTTTTTACAACCGTTCCAGAATAACTAAAATTATAAGAGCTTAAATTAAGATCCTTTAAAAACTTACCACCGAAAGCATCCTTTAATGAAATAAGAGATCCAAAGAAAGTCAATTGATAATTATCAGGTTGTCCTTTTTTATAACTTACTTTCTCTAATTGAATCTTTCCTTTTCTAAAACTAATTGTATCTAATTCTATGAACGCATTCTTTCTAGTTCTAGCATCAAAACCTCCATCAATAGAGTTCTCGTACCAATGTTTAAATATTGCATTATTAGTATCAGACGCAGGAACAGTAAACGATTGAGAGAAATCAGTAAAGACTTTTGAAATATCATTAACATCCTGTATAGACGAAGTGACTGTGATCTTTTCGTCATTGAATAACTCAACACGATTAGCTAATCCAGTGACATCGTCATAAATATAAAGTGCTACAATTACCATTAAATCACGTTGTTTATTAAGCTAAATCCGTATTCAAACTCTATTTCGTAATTTATATTTCTATCTCTTAGCGAAGTCTTAAGATCTGATTCTGTAGTAGTTATCTCTACTGGTTTACCATCTAAAAGTATTGTCTCAGATAACATAAGGTCTTGGATAAGTTCGCTGTAATTTTGGTTGACCCATCCTGTATTTAATCTTATGCTTTGAGTTCCATTAATATTAAATGATTTAGTCTGAGCTTTACTAGTATCATAGTTAACATTGCTTGGAAGCATTCTAAATGTAGTTCCTTCTGTTTTGATATTATTAGTTTGAGCTTTAAAGAAAGTTAAGAATTGCCAACCTCCGTATCTATTTATAAATTGACAAACTACAGGATCATGCTTAGGCTCACAAACAGGAGTAACAACAAAAGACTTAGTTACATCTGTATACTCGCCTGTTGGTCTCCACTGAATATCTAATGTGTTTCCTTTGTTATATTTAATTGATGTCGTTCTAAACGGAATCTTTATTACTCCTTTGTCTCCAGTGTCGTAAGTCACAGTAACTTCGTTTCTGCCGTGCTTATCTTTGTAGACTGCTCTAATCTCAGCAGGAGATGTTAAATCAGCATACACATTGACATATGGATAATTAGCTTCTGCTATTCCTTCTTCGTATGTGATTTCAATTGCAGTATTTGCTAAAACAACAAAATCTTCGTTTGAATCTGTTTTGTTATAACCATCAGTATAAAGCGTGTAACCATTAACGCCTGCGTGAGTAGTTGTATCTAAAAGCGTATACGATCCAAGAGTTGCTTCTTTGTATCTTTCAATTTTAACATTAACCCACATTAACTCAGTTGTATCATCTGGTGCAACATTATCAATATACTCTCTGATGTATGGAGAAATATTATAAACATTTGCTCTTTGCGAAGTAGATGCAATTGATTTAGAAAAAGTATAAGTTGCTGTTCCAGGTTCAGATGAACCATCATTCCATAGAAACAATTTAATCCTTGATCCTAATTGAGCAGTTTCGTTTACCGTTACAAAATAAGGGCTTCTTGCGTTAATTATCATTTTGCTTTCAAATTATAATCTATAATGGTATCGACATCTTGACCAAATGCTTTCATTAAATCTACATCTATATATTTTTGATACCCTTTTTCAAATGGTTTTGTAAAGAATAGACTTGGCTTTAAACCAGTTGTAAAAATACTTCTAGCAATAATAAATGAAGTAGATTTATAACTTAAATATCTGCCTGACTCTCTATCTCTAAATTGTATCTTCTTTCTTTCTACCCATTTACTTATTCCAGATGTTAATCCACCTTTTTTACCAGTTTTAGTACCGAACTTATATGGACTTTTAGGCGCCTTCTTAGAAGATCTTGATCCTCTTACACCTTGGTCTTGATAAGCACCATGCTCATCCATAATAAAACCAACAATAGTATAGTCGTCTTCGTTAACTATTTCACCTTTAATACTATTATAAAGTGATTTAGTGAAGTTCTTCCCTTGCTTAGTCAAGTTAGATTTAGATTGAGAAACAACATAGTCTCTAAATCTTTTAATAAGTGCTTGAGTCTGCTTAAGTTCCATTAGCAAATAGTCATATCATTAGGCACTATAACATCAAATGTTAGTGTCCAACCAGCAATCTTATTTTCAAATCTATCTGTAAAAGGTTCAGCTGATGGATCAGATAAAATAAGCACTTGACTATTGTATAAAGATCCTCTCATTAAATCTGCTGTAAGTCTTTGTGCTACCGCTAGTCTTGTATTTAAAACGTCTTGCTCATTGTCATTGCCTTCCCATATATCTGTAATCTCTGCCTTAGAATCATCTACTATATCCATAAAAAGGATTGATATATTAAGACTAGTCGTTACCTCAGAAAGTGTGGCATTATTTATAATTATGTGTGATAACGGAAATATAGTTTGCTTTGTAAGATCTACGGCAAATATGTCACCAATTGAAACAGTATTAATAAAGACGTTTGCCTTTAGATATGTTTTTAATGTGTTAACTACGTAATAGTATCCGTTCATTTGCTTGCGCGTTTAATCATTTTCATTTCTAAGTTTGCCTTTTGCGTTTCAAACGTCAAGTAAGTAAGGCACTGTCTTAATGGAAGTTTGGAAATTTCATCAAATCTTCTAACATCTCCTTGAGCGAGTGCATAGATAGATGAATACCATCCCCATCGTTTTCCGAATTGTGATTGCTCATCAAAACTGTTATCTCCGGATTCTGCTCCAAATAAGTCAGGGTACTCGTCATTAATTCGTTGCCTAAATGATAAAAAAAAACAACCGCACCTAAAGCAACATCTAAAGGAGCATGTTTCATTACATCAGAATAGGTTATCGATCCATTGTAATCCTCTATCTCATACTTATCTGATACTTTCTTTTTTATTGGTCTATAAAGAACTGCCATTGCTTTGTGCATATCTTTCCAATCAACAATATAGGTATCTAAATCAACGTATTCTCCTTGAGTCATATCGTCTAAGTTAGGAATGAATCCAAACTCTACTCCTCCCATTTTAAATCGTTGAATCAATTTATGCTTTACTTTAAACATCTCTGTGATAGACTTTGTAATCTCTATCACGTCTTTGTGTTTAATGTTTGCAATTTCTTTTAGATCAACACCACAAAATAATTGCACCATCTTTTGATGCAAGAATTCAGAATCTTCGTTTTGCTCTGCTATCTTAACAAACTTTTGGTATTGAGCCAATTTAATTTCATTAAGACTAGTAGGAACATTCAGTTCTAGTTTCATATTAGATAAACGTAAAGATGAATTTTTTGTTATTAGTAGACGAAATACTGTCCTTTATTGGGATTAGACAAGTGATAGAAGACGTTATAACGTATTGCATCGATGGCATGGTTGTAGTTGTCAATGACCAATCCAGACTTCTTGTCCGAGTAGATGTAGTTGTTGAATTCTTTTGCAATGTTTTGAGAGTTATGTTCTAAAACTATTTCATAATCTTGCATAAGAGCTAAGCCTGCAGTAATAGATCCTGCTCCTTTTTCTGTTGCAACTATATTACATCTTTGACTTTGAAGCTCTGCAATAAGTCTAGGCTCTGCACTATCTGCTACGATTAAACCTGTTCCACAAACTTGTTTATTAATTACTGCAATTTCAGTGGTAGTTAGTTTTGGTTTGTATAGATGTTCTTTTACATAGATCTTTCTTTTGTTCTTATCTATTGCAACCTCAACTAATGTTGTTGGATCTATTGAGAATCCAAAGTCTTGACCAAATGATGTTTGTAAGTTATCAGGATTAAACGATCCAAAACTCCAGTTAGTAAATACTACACCTTCTGCTTTATCTAGCCAACCACCTAGGATTTGGTGCTGATACTTTTTTCTATTATATTCTTTTAGAGATTCAATTTGAGTTATGAAAGAGTCACTAAGATTTTCTATATTATCAAGATAGGTTGTATGAATATATGTTGTGTCTTGCTTTGTGATTGATTGACCAGCATCAACACCTCTTGCCTCAAAGAATCTTTGATAAATAAAATGCTCCTTTGTTGTTGGGTTTAAAATAAGTATAACTCTATTCTGTTTGATGTTATGTCTTACAGATAAGTCAATTTTATCAAATACATCTTCATCTACTAATTCTTCTGCCTCATCTAATACGAATGTTGTTACTCCTGATAGTGATTTAAGATTTGCAGTCTGTGTACCAGATGAAGTCTTAATACCTTTAAATAGAATCTTTGACTTAGTCTTTAGATTAATGATTTCATCTTTTGTAATCGAGAAATCATTATCAAGACCAGCCATTTCTATCTTTTCAACAAACTCAGGTATAATTGAGATGTGAGCCGAGACTAATGTGTATCTAGTAAATAGTATAACGTGACCAACTTCGTAAGTCAGAAGCAAAAGGAATGAGTTCAGAGCAAATGATTTACCTGAACCACGGCCACCAGTTATAACGTAATACCGTGAATCGCTTGAGAATAGCGGAATGTATTTCTTATTAAGTTCTATCACTTAAAGTTGACGATGTCTTTTAAATCGAAATCGTTAATCGTATGTGTAGTGTTCTGATCAACAACCTGCTTAGGCATACCAAATTGATATTGGAAAAACAATTTAACTGCCCAGTCTTTATGATCTTCTAATGCTTGAGATAATACTGCAAATGCTTTTGGTTCTAATGGAGTTAGTTTCTCTACTAGTGATTGTTCTTCTGCTTTAGATTTACGTCCGGCACCTTCTCTAGCGCCTCCTCTTTTTTTATCTTCCATGTGAAAAAAAATGATTATTCAAACTCGTTATAAACCTTTCTAAGTTGTCCAATCATATCTCTCCAACAAGAAGGACATGATGAATCAACAAAAGGAGTATTAAATACTGATAAATAAATAGCTTGAAGTTCTCTTTGTATCTTTAAACTTAATGTGTTTGGATTAGATGCATAGAAGTCTTTAAGATATAGATAGTCTTCTTCTGATAAGCAATTAGGTTTCTTGTATGGAAAGATTGCGTTAAGTTTAGCTTTACGTTCATCACATCCGCAGTCCCAGTCTAATGCTTTTGATAATGCTTCTACACCTGCTTTAATTCCAGTTGCTTCAGTGATCTTTTCTATAGTATCACCTAAGCCTTTTGATTTTCTTTTTGCCATTGTTTTATTCTTTCTTTGCACCTTTTTAATGTTTGAAATATATTCATTAAAGGTATTCCTGAATCTTTAGCCATTTTTCTCATTGAGACATCTGTTGTCACATAGAGCATGTACATCTTTTTGTCATACCAATCCCATGTGTTAATAAAATCAATGTATGGTTTTAGTATTTCTTTTATTTCTTCTTCTCCTGTATTCTCTTCTTTTAGAGAGTATTCTATTTCTTTTGTTATTTCGACTTTCTCTACCTTTTTGTGATGAAGGTGATAGGTCATTGTTCTTAATACTTGATAGAAATATGCAAAATTAATATCTTTTCCGTAGACTCTTATGTATGATTCTTGGACAATGTCTTCTGCATATTCTTTTTCTCCAAATCCTTGGACTATCTTTATCCAGTGTTTGTGTTTAGAATAGATGTCATCCATTAAAGATCGTACAGTTTTTTCTTTATTTGCATATAATCTACTTGCAAGTTCTTATCTTCTTCTAAATAACCTAAGTGGCCAATGAATAGTTCTACCATATATAAGGCACAACTCTTTGCTCTTTCTTTATCTCCTGTAAAGAATAAACAATTATTGATTAAACTCTTTGCCTCCTCTTCGTGATTCATTGGTTTCTTCTTATTTTCTTTGCCTTCTGAGCAACTTTGTATGCTAAGTAGAATATAATTATTAACTCAAACAAAACAAAGCCTACAATAGCAGTTATCAGATTATCCATTGAACTTATCAAGTTCGTGTTCTAAATACCATTTAGCTTTTTCAAGATCTTGCTTCTTGTTTGCTTTCTTGTCTGCTCTTAAAACATATTTAACAACGTTTCCAAGTGCAAAGTTTAATTGATATGCTTCTATGATATCAATCACTTCTAACCCTCTTGCTTTGTAATGCTCTGGATGGTTTACTAACTCATTCATAGTCATGAATTTACTATAATTATTTTCAAATAAAAAAATTATAATTCTGTTTATTTATTTATTATAAGTTTTATTATAATAATCTTTAGGTGAATGATTCATTCCATCAATTAACCCTTCTTGATATGCTCTATTAATATGTTCTTTCTCTATTTGCATTGCTATAGGGAAATATTTATCTCTAACGCATTCTATTTCAAAATTATATTGACTCATCTTTTCTATAAGATATTGAACTGCTGTTTGTGTATTTTCCATTTTATATTTGGTTTAGTTTATATTTATTTAATAATTCTATACAATCATCAATAGATCTTACAACAGCGTAATAGTATCCATGTGCTATTGCTAGTTTCTCAAATGCTCTTTGATCTGCTGATTTTACTCCTTTTGCTGTCTTTACTTCAACGAATAATCCATTCCAATTATCATTTGAAATCATCCAGAACATATCTGCAACTCCAGCTTTCACTCCTTCCATCTTTAGTTTTACGGCAACTACTATATTTCGTTTACCACCATTAGGTACAGAGAAGAATGGAAAGTTTTGAGTTAGATCTAACCATTTGCATATAGAGACTTGCAGTCTATGTTCCTCTTGATTTCTCATGTTAGTCTTTTACAAATGTTCCGTTTTGCATTTTGCCAGTTCTTTTAGCAATTACTTGATATGCAGAGTTAATACAATCCTCAATCTTATATCCTTTTAATGCTGCTAGATTAGTTAAAACTACTACACAATCTCCGATTGCATCAATGAATTCATCGTCATCGTTTTTAAGTATTGCTTTTGCTAATTCTCCTGCTTCTTCTTGAAGCTTAATGTACTGAGTCTTAGGATCTCCTGATGCATAAATACCTTTGTTGTTTGCCCAGCTTCTAATGCTATTGAATTCTTCTGTTAATTCCATTATTTTTTTAAGTTAAAGTGTCTTTGATAAATATGCATGTTGCATACAAAATGAGTATAAATACCTAAATCTAATTTTAATTCTTTTGCTACAAGCATTTGTAGTTTGCTAAAACAATACTGATCATTGCAGAATCCATATACTAGATCATTGCTTCTCATCATTACTTGCATGTTTAGTCTTTCATTAGTAATGTAAAAATTGATAGCATAAGTGCAAATAGTATATTTATGATATAAATTTATTTCTTTTCCATCATATAATGAAATACTAGCTTTTCTAGTTACTGGATCTTCACGTAACATATCAATAACTCTATATAACTGGCCATTTCTAAACCATTGATATCCATAATTAGAATTGACATGCCCTCTTTCATCCATCATAGATTTCCAAATAGATGCTCTTTCTGATATTGCTTCTGCGTTAGGATTTCCTGATAAATACCATTCCCATTCGTAGTCAGCGTAACTCTTACTCCATTTTCTATAAGTTGTTTCTATTAGATTAGAATCAGGTCTTTCTATTTCAATAAGAGTATTAAATATCTGCTTAGTACCATTAGAACAATCTTGACCATAGTTCATGATATGATCATAAAGGTGCTCAAAAGCCTCTTGTGCGTTAAAACATTTAATTGCGTACATATCCTTCGAAGTCTTTTAAATCGTTCCAGTCTCTATAAGAATCAATAAGCTTTTTATCAATAGTAGGCTTCTCTGATTCGCCTGCTACATTAAAAAACCAATCCCCTAATTTACCAAATTTATTTAGGTATTCCCAACCTTTTGCATCATAACTATTTTCACAATCAAACTCAGATGGAATTATATCTGCTAGAGAATCAAATGGTTTGTGATATGAATAGAACTTAGCATTTCCTAATTCTCCTTGCTGAATGTTTCTACTTACTGCAACAGCATGAAAGTTTGTATTTGGTAATGCAATCTGAAGTGTTCTAACTAATACGCCTGTTGATATAACTGTCCACATTGTCTCAGGCTTTTCTTTGTCTTTAAAGTAATCGTAGACAAGTCTTACCCCTCCTGCTACAACATAAGGATGGTTTAATCCTAGTGGTACATAATAAGCGCCAACTGCTTTAGCATACTTCTTTGCAATAATGTTTGCATTAGGCATTGCCGCTACTCGCATAAACAAAGGCTTAGCTCCGTATTCAATACATAATGCTTGGTGATCACTTACTTCTTTTGATGCAGGCATTACTAATGTAAGATCTAAACCGTATTTTTTACATAGATAAGATAAAGAAATACCGGCAAATCCTCTTCTAGGTTGAACGTATACAATCTCTTTTACTCCTTGTTTGACTAATTGTTGTATTAAAAACTCTCCTGATCTTGCTTTGTATCCAACAGGACAAGCTAATGATTCATCTATTACATTGAATCCTTTTACTTTATTAACCTTAAACTCTTCAAATGAAGACTTAAAGTCTTTGGTTAGATCTAAATAGTCATGCAAATACATGGTATTAAGATCGTTGTTTTGAATACCATTCTGCTTATTTATAAACATTGTTCGTGTAGGTTATATTGTTATTCATTAAAATATGATCATTAGATTGGAAGTTGTCAATGTATCTGATAAAATCACATGCGACGTCTTCCATATCATAAGGCTTAGAAAAGTTCCCTGTTATATCACAAAGATAGCGTAATGCTTTGTCTTGCTTCATGTCTGGAAGTATTAACTTTAAACACTTTTTAGCATTAGATCCAATGTAAACATCTGAATCTCTGTCTACATATTCAGGAAAATACTCTGCTAAATCCATTGCAAATGCAGTAAGAACAAAGTTCTGTCTCATGTATCCTCTTTCTCTTAGCCAATCGTTTCCGTGATCTACAATCTCTTTTATTCCTACTTTACCTGATTTTTTAATAAAGTCTTTAATGTGATAAACAAGGTAAATAGATTCATTTAGTATAAAATTCCTTAATCCACCTTTAATCATTGGAAGTAGATATCCTTTTACATCACAGAACTTATCTTCAGGAAGAAAATACAACCATTGATTTCTATCGCTGATATCATTACGAAGTAGTTCTACAATCCAAAAGTTACCAAAGCCGTGAGTACCCCAAGGCTCATCAGTTGTTTTAGGTTTGTAATTAATACCAGATCCACATAGTCTAAACAAATAACATAGATCAATGAAGTCTTCTTTTGTAATATGATTCTTAAGAAAGTTAATACCGTTTCCTTTCGGATCTAGCTCCTTGTGAACTAATGCTTCTAGTAGTGAACTAAATGCAGCATACTTTCTATTGACAACATCATAAATTGGAACATGCCAAATAAGATCGTCATTAATGTCTTCTTTTGTATGTGATGCACCTTCGAACTTAAGCTCTTGCATCATTTTGGCTTTACTGTAGTAATCCAAAAAAGTATTGATCATTTCCATTTATGTAGTCTTTAATGTATATGTATTTAGATGGTCTAATATGAACAGATTGCTTTGCTTCCATATTATCAACAGAAAAGTTTTGATAGTCGAAATCCCACCAAATGTATTCCCAATTATTGCTTCTAGCTATTTCCTTAATTCTCTTATTAAAGTAAAGAACTAACTCTGTTCTCAATTCTCTAGATCCGTAAAATGGTTTTCCTTTATATAAACCAGTGCCTGGAAGTTTTCTAGATTCCTCTTCTATTGGAATTAATTGAACTAAAGTTACAGATTTTAATCTAAGATCTTTTAATTGTCTTTCTAATTCAGTTAGCAACTTATCTATACCTTCTTCTCCATATTGATGTAAATGAAATCTAATATCAATGTTTCCAGCATAAAAAATTAGAGTATCAACTCCTTCAGGAATATAGTTTTTAAGACCTACTTTTAAAAATCCATGTAAAGTCTTGCCATCATTTCTGCTAATTGAATAACCTGGAAAATATGCAGACAATGAATGACTATCACCTAATACTAATTTTCTGCTTACTTTACTCAAATCTATAACTTCTGGGTCTTTAAAGCAAATATCTAAATGCTTTAATTCTTTTCTTTTAGTTAGAAGTAAGTTGTAATCAATAGGAGTATTAACACAATACACTTTTCCTTTAAACTCAGAAAATTGAACTAAAGAAATAATTTGTGATTCTTGGACACCTCCAAAAAAATTAAAAACATTTTCTCTATAGTTTACTCCTTCATTAATTACTAATACATCATAATCACTGTAATTAGTTGAACTACCAAGTATTTCTACTCTTTGATTAAAGTATTTTTCTAGAGCAGATCTAGATACAAAAGTCCATCCTGCATTATGTGAACTAAGCCTTGTGCTTAAGTTGTTCACGATTCCAATCATTCCAATTTTCATTTTATTTAGATTTAGTTATGTAATTATTCAATGAGCCTAAATAAGCTACTGCATCCAAAAGATTATCTTCTTTGTATGCGTAACTATGTCTTGATAATTTAAGAGCTACTAATACAGCATAGACGTCTTTTGCATCAATGTTTTTACCTGTCATACCAGATGCAATCATTGCTGCTCTATCCATTCCTTCTTCAAATGGACCGTACATTCTTTCTTTTTCTTCAGATCTATTGTTAACAATATCGTCTGCTTCTTTTAAAATATTCATTATTCACAAGGTTTAATTTCTCCGGTTTCTGTTAAGTAAGCTTTAAAGTCTGCTAAGTTTTCAATGAATTCACGATAGCATTGAGCTTTACAAGCAATAATTAATTCTTCTTTGTTGTTGTATTTACTAAGAAATGAACTATAAATCCTTCTCTTATCTTCAGCAGATGCTTCATAGATTCCAAATTGAACTATGTAATCATATAGAACATGTAAGCCACCAGCAATCCAATTCATTTTAATTGACTTCTCTTGACAACGCATCATCTCTTGAGCATACATGTTTGCAGAGTTTATTGCTGCCATTTTAAGATCTGCATCAGAAGGAACAGGAGTAGGCGGCTCTACTTCTTTTTGCTTTACAATCTTCATTACTTCTCTTTTTTGTTCAAGAAATTTCTTAATCCATTGAACAAAATTACTAGGAGAAAAGAATACAACGTTGTTTCCTTCAGAATTGTAGTCGCCATTTAAACCTCGTTTTAAAGCGAGATTTATCTCGTCTACTGATAACTGTTCAAATGATCTAATATCTTCCATCAGAACTAACACAAGAGCCCTGTGCTCGTCGTCAGGCAGTGCTTTAGATCCTAACTTTATCTTTGCAAGTGAAATTGATCGCATTGCAAGATTCATTAAGTCTTGATCAGTTAGGCTAGATACCTTCAAAGAAGTTTGAGATTCTACGATTTCTTTTTCGTATCTAGATAAACCAGGAATTGAATTATTTGAAAGGGTTAATGAAAGTTCCATTTTTTATTTCTTCTGATAGTTGGTCGTGAACATTTTTCAAACTTATTAAATTCTGCTGAAATTTGCCAATTTCTTTTTTAGGCTCAACAGATCCTTTAGGAGAAAATAATCCTTGATAGTTATTAGAAATCGAATTATTAATCGCTAACTCAAGTTCTAGATCAGATTTAAGTTCCCAATCTTTTATTAGTTGCTTTTTACCAGATTCAGTATAAGAAGATCTTTTTTCTTTTTTATAAGTAAACCATCTTTCAAACAAGAGTTCGCGTTCTGAAAGAACGTATTCTATATCTTCTTTTATATTATTTACTTTAATTTCATTTACTTTACTTTTCTTTTCTTTTATTTGTTGAACGGTCGTTGAACGGTCGTTAAGCATCCGTTTGGCGGCCGATGCTTTTCCTGCCAACATTCTCTGTTCTTTCATCTTAAAATATGGCTCTAAATAAACTAACATCTTAGGAGAGAAGAATTTGTTTTCTTGATCAAAATCAAACAATTCGTAATTGCAGATGACTGTTTTAATCTTAGCGTCTGATGTTCCAAACTCTTCTGCTAGTAGATCACAATCCTCTAATGGATACATCATGTCATGTTGATCTCTAAGCGTTTCCAAAAGCATAAAATATATGCCGTAACCTTCAATTCCAAGTTCTTTCCTTAGCCTTCTGATCTTACGATCATGACGTGCATTAGAAAAGTGCGGAAAGTAAAATGCCTCTTTTTGCATCATATAAAATAAAAAAAGCCAGACATTGCGTAGGAGTGCAAGCTGGCTTTGGTTTTTAACCCTATTAATCACCTGATAGCTCCTACCCTGTCAGTTGATTTATGCAAATATAATAATATTATCTTAATTTGCAAACCCGCTTTTCAAATATGCCAGCGTAATGTGGGAAATCTTCTTCGAATTTACGAGCAAAGTCGGCAGTATAGTTGTTGTTGACCTTGAACTCGTCGTTTTTCTGAATCATTGATTCCCATCTAATCCTTTCAAATATTGCTCTAGAGCCAATTCTATTGTGGCCAATTGAGATCAATTCAAAAGCATAGTGAACAAATGCTTTGTAAATACTAGGATTTTTTTCTAGGTACTCTTGGAATGACAGATTTTTCATTTTGTTTTATAAGTTTTAGTTTAACATAATTTGCTTTTAATTCTTTTGCAAGATGTTCTTGCCATTGGTTGAAAGTTAATTCTCTCATAATTTTTGAAGTTTTACAATATTCCAATTTGGAATTCCTATTGTTCTATTAATTAATGTTGGATGATTAAAGATCAAAGTTCTATCATCTTGAGTAGTATCAATCAATCTACTAGTGATTGTTTCAGTTGTAATACCAACTTTATATTCGCACTCGTACATTTCACCAATAGATAGTTTGTACTTTTTTACTTCAAAGATAAAGATCTCTCTTCCTGAATCTGCTTTTAATACGTCTGTGACATTTCTCATTTTTCTATGAATTTAAGTATTCGTTTATAACTTCTTCGAACTCTGTAATTACTTCTGGGTATCTAAGTTGACCCTTTTTGTTGTTGTAAATCTCTTGCTGAACTGCTGATGCTGTAAAAGATCTAGCAGTTATAGGAAGGATTCCTTTTTTATTTAACCTATCAGCAATAAGCTGATACATTATCATTTTAGGTATTTTACGCTTGTATGTCATCTTCTTTCTTGATTAATTTTTCGTACGGTCTAGTTCCGATTACTTTGTAACCTGACCACAATTGATCATCACAATATTTTAAATAATCTGCACTAGATTCAAATCTTTCTACGCTAGAATAATAATTGCCTGATGAAGATTTTAAATCTACACGCAATACTTGTGGATAAACTTCTGCTTCCATATTAAAAAGGTAAATCGTTTTTATTTTCTGATGTCCAAATTACTTTGCCATTACCAAGATAATTCTTTGGTGTTTTAGCCTCACGCTCTTCTTTTGATTGTGATTGAAAAATACTTGCATTATTACCATACTTATCAACTTCGTCGTTGATTACAATTGTAACATTTAAGAATTGTCCTGTTTTACCATCAATTAATTTTGACATATCAAATTTAGTGATGTTTAGTGATGCGTTTAAAATAGTTGCCATTAGCTAAGTTGTAATTTACGTTTTGTGAAT